GCATGTAAGAACTCCCCGTGATACCCGTTATGATTATATGTATACTCTCTCCGTACCCAGCATTTAAAATGTGGGATATTACTTTGAAGGTATGGCATTAATACGTCATACCCCTTTTGTTGTTGAACCGAACATCACCAGCGCGAACTCGTCCACCAGCGGCGTAGCCTTTGGTTTTGACCTTACCGCCCATCGCCATACCCCTTTTTTCTTTCTTCATGAGATCCTGAGAAAACTTCTCCATGTTGAGGCTGCTTTCAGGTACAGCCTTATCTATTTCAGTCCCAAAAGCAGCGTCTATCATATTTTCAGCTTTACTAGGCGTTACACCGTACTTTTTTTTAAAAGCCGCTTTAGCCTCTGTACCGCCAAGTTCCGCTGCCATAATTTCTTTTGATAAAGCTGTTGTCTCGGGATCAGATTTACCAGAACGGCTATGTTTCAAATCTAAGATCCTTCGTGCCTTAGATTTTTCTGGGGTTTCTCGAACGTATTGTTGCGCTCCACCAGGGGTTTCTTCAGTCTTTAACTTAGTCATTTTACCGTTCCTTTAATAGATAGAATGTTTCGTTGGATCTTCTAAACGTGTTGGCACACAGTACGCTACAGCGCGATCTGATAACCCAATCCCATGAGTAGAGTACCTCTTAACCAATGACTCAGCTACCTTGTTGCAGTAGTTTACCTGTTTAAAGTACATGTCATCAATAACTAAAGTACGCTCGTCCCCATACCCTAGATACAGCATGAGGACGAACACATGCATCAGAACATGATCTCGAAATGTGGAGCATCGATAAAGGGCCTACGAGATTGAGATCTACGGGTGTCTATGTAGGAAACCATCGCATGTTCCGCCGTTCCAGGATAATCTCCTAGATCGTCAATAGTCCACGCAGCGCCCCACCGTAGTTTCACTCCCGCAGCCGCGGCGCCCTCCTTCATGGCATCAGCAATCTCGTCGTATAAGTTTAGCTCCCACCGGCCACCGCCCTCGCAGTAAGCCATCAGATCAACAGCGTTGCCGTCAATGTGTTTTGATTTCATGGTTTGCGAGGCCCCTTTTGCGACCAACGCCCTCTGTTCGTCTATCGTTCTCAGTCCGCAAATCACACTGAAGTCCTGCTTCGTAACGCCGATAGCGTACTTCACGACCGTTACCAGTTCTTCGTTGACACCTTCTAGCCTTGATAGGCTTCGCTTTCCTAACTTGTATCCCATAATTATTTCCCCGCATATTTAGAGATTGCTCTATTTCCAAACCAAAACGCTAACACAGCACTGAACAAACCAGAGGTTTCTCCATCCCACATTAGATTAACTGCCTGCATCCAATCACCGCCAGCCTGCGTAACCTTAACCATAATCACAACCTTCGTGGCTACGAACAATCCGAAAAAGGCATAAGTAACAATAGGACGAACACTACCCCGAAGACCGTTGATAAATCCGCCAGCGTCGATAGATCGGTCATGCTCATACAACCCCTTCGTTTCCGCAATATCCGCCTGCTTATCTAACTCAACCAGCTTCATCTCAGAACGTTTCTGAGCAAGCTCTGTCTCTAGTTGCATCATCTCCATACGATGCTTTTGTTGTTGGTTAGCTTTGAAATAACTAAGCACCTCGGGGAGAAATGAACTCCCGAAGCCTAGTAAACTGCCTAGTAATGCCATCATTTTTCTGATCCTAACCATACGGCGAATGCGCCCGTCATGGCGCCCGTTACGGTTGCAGTCAGCGCAGTAGCTTGCGTACTGACAACATCCTGCGGCAACGACATAAACCACTCAATCACACGAATATACATAATCGTCATTACCAACATCATAAGCCGAGGCATAACCTTCCACGCCAAAAACTTCTCCATAGTCATTAGAAACCTCCTTTCAGGCCATCTAATATCTCCGATAAACTAGGGCGTTTATCCTTCCTCTCGTAAATACAACTAAATACCTTCGGACACTCGGAAAAACTTTTCGTAGGGTAGTGATACCCCAAACCACCATAACCCGCTGTAAATCTATAAACACAAACCTTTTGACCGTTTTCGCCCGTAAGCCGTTTCCACAGATGACACTGTACGTGTTCAGGATTAGCCACCCCCGCAAGACTTACAGACAAAATAAGCGCGTTTATCATTGCGTAACCAATACTATTAAATACATACCACCACCTAAAACACCAATTATTCCAAGACTTAACGCACCAATAGCCATGTTGTTCTGTATTTGGCGCTTGGCTTCCATAGCCTTATAAACAGTCTCTTCCCGTTCAGCGCGTATCTTGCGCCGCATACCCAACATCTCGTCGTAAGTCCCCAAGCCAAACCTATAGTCCAGCATGAACTTAATTTCTTTCTCTTTTTCAATTAAGGTCTTCTTGCGGATCACGATATCCATAGCTTCTTGCTCTATGTTATCGGTTCCATGCGTCTTCTTATCTAACCACGTTGGGTTCTTACGTTGAGACTCTGCCTTGGTTATGTCCGCAACAGCACAGTACCACTGCCCAAGCTGTTTGCTAACGTCCTGCATTTCACGGCCGGCGCCAACAAGCATTTTAACGCCCTTAAAGGCCGCGTTAGCTGCTGCAAAGGCTGTGACAGGATCTATCATAACACATCTCTAACTAGGGATTTACCCCCTACGAGCCATAGCTTGACGTTGAACGTCTATACGCTCCCGGTTAACCTCGTTCCTGTTTTCTGCAATCTCTTCAGTGCTTTCAATCCGAGCGGCATCAGTAACCGCGCGTTGCTCCATCTTAGCAGACTCAAGCATAATCTGGGCCTCGTCCTCTTGTGCCTTACGCTGAAGCTCCTTGTCCTTAATCTCCACCTCTTTCATGCGGATCTGTACCAATGGATCCGACATAGGATCTTGACCCGGAGGCGTAATCTCATCCAGAGTGGCTTTCATAATCTCTAGCTCTTGCGCCGCAACAGCCTTCTCCATTTCAGCAGGGTTCTGCATTTGCTGCTGTACTTCTTGGATTTGCATCTGCGCCACCATAGGATCGATCAAACCTTGTTGTACCTGTTGCTGTACCTTTTGAACCAACTCTTGGATCTCTTGAACGATACTCGCCCTCGCCTTCATTGAGATATGTTCTTGAAGGTGTGCGTAGAACGTACCCATAACTTGTGGAGAAGTCATGATTAAAGGCGTTCTCATAAACATAACGTGAATAGCTATGTGAGTATCGTGGTCCTGTTCTTCAAAGGCCACCAGTATTTCACCCATCAAACCACGGGCGTTCTCAATAGCAGGGTCCAACGGCTTGGGCTTTGGTGCCGGCGGTAGTATCTCATCAATGTTCTGTACTTCCAACGCCTGATACATACGCCGGTATGCCGCGTGTAAGTTATGCATCTGAGGATTAGATTGCGCCAACTGCAACTGCGTTTGAGCCAAAGTAACCCGCTGCGCCATCGAGAAGATGTTAGGATCCGACACCGGTATAACATCTACCCGACCGTCAAAGTCCTGCGCCTTAATGCTTCTCTCGCCACCAGCTACATCATACGGATATTCCTGATCCATATTCTCTGCACAGATACGAGCCAGAATACGGAACTCATTCTTCTGAGCATAATGCAGCCGCTTGTGAATGGCCGACATCACCTTCATGCCACGCTCAAGCATAGCAACAGTCGTACCAACAGGTGTCTCTTGGTTCATATTACTGGTCTGTTCGTCAGCCAGTGATACAAAGCGGCGTCCGCCCTCCACCAGAGCGCCTAGAAGCTGTGCTAGAGTGGCACTAGGCTCCTTGTACGGCAATGGTATAATAGAGTCCCTAATGTTGCCCCCAGGGGCGTCTATATCACGCCACTCTCCGGGCTGTAATGGCTCGTCATCGTTGCGTAACCGCACACCCCGAGCCTTAAATCCAGCCGGCAGGTTTGCCAAAGTACCCGCATCAATCAACTGACGCAGAATACTGGTCGCAGCGCGGCCCAAACCGCCAATCATGTGGATCAAACCAAAGCCATAGAACCCAAGACCGGGCATAAACCGGTAGTGAACAAAGAACTGACGCTTCTTGGCAAAGTCTGTTTCAGCCTCAAAGTTCCTGCGTATCGCTAGAACCTTGCCAGAAGCCTCGTCCAAAGTAACAATGTAAGGCAGATGAATACCCGTTGGCTCCCCATCAGGAGACATGTCCTCAAAGCCCTCAACATCCAGATCGACATGCATCTCCAACAACGTGTAGATTTCGTCCTGATAAGTGCGGGATGTACCCTGTATTTCATCAACCTTCTGCCGAACCTCGTCAGGCTCCGCGTCAGACGCCTGTAACTCGATGTCCTTGAAGAACCCAGCAACCTGCATTTTACGAACTTGGTTGTAATCCATACGCAAAACATGAGTAACCCTAGATGCCGACTGTAAATCAGCCGCAGCGTAAGGAACAACTAAGTCTTGAGCCGGCACAAAGGTCGAAACAGCCCTTTGCTTTGACTCGTCAAAGTAAACCTTCTTGAACGTAGATCCGGACATAGGGAGATAAAACAACAACTGATCCATCTCAGGATCGTATTCCTCCATCACTTCCGTAATTTGGTAATTCAAGTAATCCTTAACGCGATTAGCCTGCGCCTCAACCTCAGCGTCCTGCTTACCCAAAATCTGCGTCTGAACAGGGCCACCCGCCGGCAGCAACTCTTTGTATGCTTGCGATTGAAACTGAGTTACCGACTCCACAATCAAAGGATGTGTAACGCCCGATGCACCCTCAAAGGGTTGGGTGCGATCCTCTTGCTTAATACCTAGCTGGTCTAAACCCTTGGTATATGTCTCTTCCCAATCTGATCGAGACTCCAAATCATCCTCGTAAGAAGCACGAAGTTCACTTGATAACTCGCCCAAGTACCCATCATCCAAGTATTCCGCTAAGTTAGCGTCATGTGGAATGTCCTCGGGTATCTCGTCCCCCATAGCATCTTCCAGAAGCTCCTCAATGGTAACACTGCCATCCTCGTTAGGAATAATCTCCGCACCCATGGCAAAATCCATCGGCTCCGGAACATCAACTTCCGTTTGCTCCCCAGTTACATCAAGGGGCATCAAAGATGGATCAACAAGAGATCCCATGGGTCGAGGTGGCAGGGCCATCAGTAATACTCCCGATTACGCGGTCTATATTCATCCTCATAAGTGTCATCTCCCTCCAAGGAAACAAACCCACCCTTACGAAAACGCATTAATGCTAAGGTCATACTATCACAAAAGTCATCGTTGTCACCATTGGGAAATGAAACAACCTCCTCAATGACCTCTTCACTGAATTTCTTGGTAGTCGGAGCCCAAACCTTACCAGCCTCAAACAACGGAGCAATCATATGCATACGAGTGGTCTTGTCCTGACCCTTACCGGGCGAAAAACCCAAAGCAGGAATGCCATGCAACCGTAATTCATCAATCAAGGGTTGTCCCGTGGCTTTTGCTTCAACCAGAACCATGTCTGGCTCCCAATATTCGTGTTCCTCAAACGCAACTTCCTTTAACTCTGGGAAATTCCAGCGATCACGCCGCGCATCCATCAAAATTATGTTGTCTCCGGTTCCATCCTCGGGGTCAAAAATCCCCCAAGTCGTAATTGCGCTGTAATCCGCAGTCTCCTTCTTGGAAAACGCCGTGTCATACGCCTGAATTATGTACTTGATAGTAGGAATCTTCTTTTTGTCCCAATCACGCCACCATTCGCGCTTAATTATCGCTGATTCGGACGCAGTCGGGTTCTGTTGCCACTGAGCGTTCCACTTTTGAATGGGCAAAGACGCCTTAATCGAAAGCAAAGCGTCCTTATCCCAGAACTGAGGCCATAATGGGTTGTCACTGGGTAGTATTGCAGGAAATTCTACAACCTCCCATTGATCCGCCAGTATATCCTTGCCCTGTTCCGCCAACAAACGGCCCGTTAAATCCTTTTTACCCCAGCGGGTCATAACAACAATGATAGTTCCGCCCGGTTGCAAACGCTGACGAGGCCCAGAAGTATACCACTCATACGCATGATCAAACGCAGTCTCGCTTAATGCGTCCTGTTCCGAATGAGGGTCATCAATGACAAGCAAGTCCGCGCCGCGGCCAGTAATCGCAGCCCCAACACCCGCCGCAAAGTACTCCGCGCCCTTGTCAGTGCCCCACTTACCCGCGCCCTTGTTGTCTTCCTTAAGGTTAGTTTCAGGGAATATCTCTTTATAGGCTGGGTCATCAATTAAATCCCTTACTTTACGGCCAAACCGAACGGCCAACTCCGTGTTGTGCGTAGCCTGAATAATCTTGAGCTTCGGGTTCCTACCCAAAAACCAAGCAGGCATTAAATAACTGGCAAACTCAGACTTGGAATGACGAGGCGGCATGTTAATAATCAAACGCTTTAACTCGCCCCGAGCCACACGCTCCAGCTTCTCCGCAATAATCCGGTGATGACGGCCCTCGATGAAGTTCTCATACACATGATGAGCAAACGGCATGAAGTAATTCTCCGCCTGTTCGCGGATGTCTAACTTCCGTTTGGCCTCAGTTAGCGCCAAAATCTCTTTCAGCGCGTCCTCTGGTAGTGCTTGTAAATTCACTGTGTTCTTGCTCTACGCCCAGGAACGTATGGTGTGTAATTACTCTCAACCATCTCCGGTACATAGTACGGACTGATCTTCGGACGTTCCGTTACCGGTATGTCGATCACAACACCATCATCCTCTGCCTCTTCGGCAGGAGCCGCAGGACCGGGAGCCGAAGGCTCATCAATCCGTCCGCATATCGGTTGGCCCGTGGCAGGATCAACCACCCGAGCATAACCAGAAGGACAACCCAGATCGTCGTTGTTCTCGTTGTTCATATCTACAGGAACATACTTCGGGGCGCTCTCCCTTGGAGTGCCAGTACCTGTTCCAGTACCTTCGCCGCCCGTGCCGTCAGAAGTATCATCGTACATGGTTCTGGGCTCACGGTTGTCAGAAGGGGATGTAGTTGAAGTAACGTCTTCTGCATCTCTAAGTTCACCAATATCCGGAACAGTGACAGAGGTAGGAACCAACGTTTTCTTCAGTGCCGCAGGAATACCCCTAGATGTTTTATCTTTGGTTTCTACAGTAGAAGCTGGCATGTCAGCATCACCAATGCCTTTGAAAAACTGTCCTTGTATATTTTGAGCGGAAGTTAGTCCCTCCGCGAACCGCGCACGTTGACGCGCCAAACGGTTTTCAAGACTAAAGGGATCTTGGCCCAAATCACTTTTAATTTTTTGATCCGTCAACACCAATGGTTCTAGAGTAGCAGAAGGATCAGACAAAGTTATGTCTGGAGTAATTACACTTGGATCCGGAGCTTTAGAACGAGCATCTGTTCGATTTATTAAAGACACAACTCCTTTCATGGTGGCATCAGTAGAAGGATCAGAAACAGGAGGTAGATCTAACGATGCCTGTTGGGCTCCCTCTAAAGCATCTTGAGTGGCATCAACATCCGTTGGTGCAGAATCAATGATGCTTTTAAGATACTGTTGCTCCAAAGAAGGTGTGTATAATGAAGCAACCCCACCAGCCAACTCCGGTATTGGCTGAGTTCCTGCCGAAGATTTTAAGGCAGATATAGTTGAACGGACCTTTGGCCTTGGCATTGTAGCCACCGCCTCCTCAAAGGATATCTCTGGATCAATCACCGGTACTGCGGCGTCCATCGCCTCTGGAGCCTTTCCATCACGAATTATCCTTGAGGTCTTTGATGCTCCAAGCGGATCCATTATGGCCGGCTCTACGGGAGTAGCAATCGCCGCCAACTGCGCTTGTGTTTCAGGAGTAGTAAACTCTGGAGCGGGTGGACCTTGACGTTTAGGAACAGTAGTATTTCCCGCTGCTATAACTTCGTTAACTGCCTGACGTTGCTCCATTAGCCTAGTTAATTCATTAGCTACCGCAACCTCGTTTTCCGCTTCCGAAACATCCGTCAGACTTCTAAGTATCGCAGTCTCCGCAGTCTCCAAAGGCCGCATCGCCTCTGCCTCTAAACGAGCCTTCTCCC